AAAGCGTTGGAAGAACCGTTGGCCGCAGTGCCGTACAACTGCGAGCCGTAGGCGTAGATGCTGGTCGCTGGGCCATTGACCAGAATCTTGCTGCTGACGTTGGCTTGGGTGAACGATCCGGCAGCGGCTGTGGTAGCGCCAACCGTCCCGTTGATGTTGAACGCAGTCGCCGTGCCGGTGATGTTCGTACCGACAAGAGTTGTTGGCGTCCCCAGGTCAGGCGTCACCAGCGCAGGACTGGTGAATAGCTGCGTGACGGTCGCCTTGTTCGTGACCCCACTTTGGACGATAGGCAGCAGGTTCGCGCCAGCTACTGCTGATGCAACGGGGAGGTCAGAGATTTTCGTGCCCATGATGAGGCTCCTTATTGTAAAACGCCAGAGGCTTTGAGGTCGTTGATCAAAGTGCCAAGCACAGTGGCAACGGCGCCCACTGCATCGGCGGTGTTCAGTGCTCGGTCAGGTAGCCCAGCACCCGCCACCGTGTAAGCGTTGGCCGTTTGCATCCCGCCAAACGGATACCAAGTGCCTGGCGTACCACCTGATACGCAAGTCCAGCCCATCGGAGCGCCAGCCGCAGGGTACTCGACCCAGAGCTTGTCACCTTGCAGCCAAGAACCTGTCACCGGGGCAGCAGAGCCAAAGAAGTTGCGTTGCGAAGTGCCTCGGCCTGGGATGGCTGTGGTGATGCCGGCGTAGCTATTTGCGTTAACGGCAGACCCGCTATCGTTGTTGAGCAGCGACCGCAGCGCGTAGCTGTTTGGCGTGTCGTTCCAAAGCGCAATCCCTGCGCTTGATGCCCTCAAGATGATGTTGCGATCCATCACAAATTGGCGCTTGTCGCCTGATGCTAGTTGGATGCCGTACAGCATCTTGGTCGAGGTAGCTTCGCCAATGATGGTGTTGTACGAGCAGTCAATGCCGCCGTTACTGTCAAGCAAGATGCCAGAGTTGCCGCCGCTGGTGGGTACGCCAGCCAGCCCTGGGTTGGTCAGCATGTTGTTCCTGACGCGGCAAGACTTCAGCGGCGCAAACACCGCAACGCCGTTGTACTGGACGTTGGAGACGTTGTTGTTCAAGAAATCTACGTTGGCAACGTACAACCCGTACAGACCGTTGCGCCCGCAGGTGTCGATCACGTTGTCGGCAATTACCGCATTGAAGACGTACCGCAGGCTAATGCCGTCTTGGTCAATGTTGCGAATGGAATTGCCAGTGATGGTGACGTTGTTGCCGTACATCGCCTTGGTGACCGTGCCGCCGCTGGTGTAGGGAGTCCAAGTCGAGGTGTTGAGTTGAACGTCTTGGTAGGTGGTGACCGTGAAGGTTGTTGCGAGCGGCGTGGTGGCGACAACAAACGTGTCGTTGACCGTGTTGGCGACCGCGTAGTTGACCACCGCCGTGCCGCCGCTGACCCATGCGCCCGACGCGGTGGTGTCCACCGGGACGCCGGCCAGCGAGATGGAGAAGGTGTTCAGCGCCGGCGTGGTGTTGATGATGAACGTGCCGTTGACGCCAGTCGTGCCGACAACGCCGGAGATCACAACCGTGTTGCCAACTTGAAAGCCATGCGATGCGGTGGTGGTGAAAATGCCAGGGTTGGCGTTTGTTATGCCTGAGATGGTCCTGCTATCAACCGAAATCATGCCCGACACACCGCTGATGCTGATAACTTCGCCAGCCACAAGGCCGTGCGCCGCCACGGTGGTGAACACCGCAATGGCTGCATTGGTGACGCCAGAAAGCGTCCCTACGTTCGCCGGTGCCGAGTTGTACACCAAGATGCCGTCGCCGCTGATGAAGGGCGCTGCCGTGCCGGTGTTCTCAATGACGTTGCCAATGATTGTCATGTCGGTGGGCAACTGCGTCAGCACAGGGTCGTTGTACCACTGAACCTTCATGCCGATGCCACAGGTGTCGTGGATGACGTTGTTGCTGATGGTCAGGCGCTGGATGCCAGTGTCGCAGTAGATGCCGTGCTCGACCAGCGTGTTCTTGATGATGTTGCCATCGATCACAACGTCCGTGGACTCCTGGCCAACAATGATGCCTTCGCCAGTCTCTTGGATTGTGTTGCCGCGAATGGTGACGCCAGCGCCGATGATTGTAACGCCAGTGCAGTTGCGGTTGCCCGCTGTGGGCGCGCCCAGCACCGCAGCGCCAGGCCCAGTGACAAAGTTGTCAATGAACTCAATGTTCACGCCGCCATTTTTTATGTACAACGGCGAATAGCAAAACCCAGTAAATGTGTTGTTGCGAACCGCCAAATTGGTGACCGGGCTAGACCCGGCAACGCAGCTTGATTTTGATGCTGAAGTGTTGACAAATGGAGAATCCGCAAAACCAACAAATTTGCCACCTGAGATGGTGACGCCCGTAGTGCCCGTAACGTCAAACATTTCTGTTTGAGTTTTTGTCATTGTCACCGTGGCACCGTTGAAGATCAACGTACTGCCGGTCTGGACAGTCAGCGTGCCGCTAACTTTGTAAGTGCTGCTAGCATTGCCAAAGTTGACAGTTTTGGACGCGGCGAGCGCCGCATTGATGGCGGTGGTGGCATCCATCGCACCAGTCGGGTCAGCCCCAAAGTCTTGCACGCTCACACTCTCGCGCAGTTTGGCTTGGACGGTGGTTGCTACTGCGCCGCTGCCGGCGGTTATGTACCCGACCAACGATGAGCCGGTGCTGGCCGCAAGATCGGCAGCGCCGACCAAGCCTTCAATGTTGTCCGCAGTCCAAATATCTACGTCGGTAGCGTCAGTCAATTTGAACTTGTACGCTGCGGCAATTGACAACCAGACCGCTGCTTCACCTCGGCTATTGAGGATGACCGGGTTGGAGTTGAACTGAGTGCCTGTTGCGTCAGTGTAGGTCGCCAGCAACGTGGTAGTGCCTGCTGCATAGGTGTACAGTTTTCCACCAACCAGCGGAACACCGCCAGCGGTAAAAAACTGCATGAACGGGCTAGGTGTGAGGTTCATGCTATACCTGTTGTAAAGTTGCGATAACAGACGCAGTTGATGGCCTGGTTGGCGAAGCGCCCGCTGCAATCGTTGCAAGGCTCAAGGCCGTGCTGCCGCCGCCCCACACCAATTCCAAATAATCGTTGGCGTTGAGATTGAGCATATAGTTCCACGCCGCAATCGTATGCCCATCAAGACCAGCGTGCTTGTTGGGGATTGAAACAAGGCCATTAGAGCCAACTACATCAGTGCCGTTTATCCTGATCCAAACGTAAACATCTTCCAGCGCCGCGCTCGTGGACTTAAATTGCCCTGACCATTGAAAATTGTAGGTGCCCGCATTGGTAACGGTCATCCTAGAACTGCTGACCACCGACACGCCGTGGCCACCTATGTCGGTGGTGTTGAGCGTCATCACCTGGCCGGTCGCGGTGCTTGCAAGCGGTTGATTGGTGTAGTCCGCAAACGCCCCGTAAAACCGTTCTGAGGCTATGGTAATCGAAGCAGCGCCATTGGTGATAGCAATCCCGCTGCCCGCTGTCAGAGTCGCTTTGCCCAGCGTGTTGCCGGTGGTGTTGCCAATCAGCAGTTGGCCGTTGGTGTAGGTGCTTTGCCCTGTGCCGCCGCTTGCGACGTTGAGCAGGCCAGAGAGCGTGACGTTACCGGTGGTTGGCGTGGCGGGCGTCAAGCCAGTACCATCCCCAGACCAAGAGAGCACGCCCGTATTGGCGAGGGTGATGCTGCCAGCGGCGTTGGTCACCCCAATGCCGGCGCCTGGCGTCAATGTGTTGAGCGTGTAGCCTGCGCCGTTGCCGATGAGCAACTGGCCATTCGTGGGTATGGCCGACACGCCCGTGCCGCCATTGGCCGGTTGAATGGTGTTCTGGTTTTCCCCGACAATCGAGTACAGCCCATTGAAGAACCGAAACCACTCCGTCGATACTAGGCCCGTTCTGCCGTCAACGAGAGGCACGCGCGGCGCCGGGACTTGGGTGAGATTAAGCATTGGTCGGGGTGATAAACAGTTCAGCGCCCATGATGGCGATCTTCACCGGGTCAGTGCCCGACACCTCGTAGACCCGGTCGCGGAGTTTTTCGGTCATGCCCAGGCGGCGCCAGATGGTGCGGTATCCGTACTGGCCAATGGCGCCCATTGAGCGCCAGTGTTCGTTTGACCAAGTGTGGCCCCCATCGTCCGACCAGCGCAGCATGGCTTGCGGAAGCACACCTTGGGTGGTTGTTACGGTTACTAGGATGTCCTCGCCCGACTCGGTCAGCAGATCATCGGTTGCACCAAGCAGCGTGGCAAGAATATCCTCGCTAGACTCGGTCAGCATATCGTCCGTCGCGCCAAGCAGCGTGGCAAGCAACTCAACGCTAGACTCAGTGTCTATGGCATCGCCTGTTTCCGTTACCAAAATTGGCGTATCGTAACTTTCAACCAACAAAAGCGGCGTAAAGTAGCTCTCAGCCAGCAAGTTTGTCAGCGGTGTTGATGGGTCAACACCGTTCAACCCCACGCCAGTCTCGGCGTCAAGTTGCAGCGAGTGGTGCGCCGTGCGCTTGAGGTTGTTCTGGCCGGTCGGCAGCGCCCGCCATGATCGCAGCCATTTTTGCACTTGGCCGTTGTCAGCGTAGACATCCAGATCGAACGAGTAGATGTTGCCGTTGGCAAAGTCGCCAACGATGATCGTGCCGCCGAAGTTGCACTGGCAGTTCGACCTGTGCCGGTACTGGTTCTCATCGCCGCTGGCTCGCTCGTGCCAGGCTTGCACCGACACATCGTAGACCCAGGTCTTGCTGGCTGACGGGAAGTTCAAGACGTAGAAGGCGTGGCCCTCTTGCTGGTAGGTGTAGGCTACCGCGTCAGAGATGTTGCCGTACTGGGCAATGGCATACTCGATGGCGTGGGTCGATACCCTGACACCACTGTAGCCGTTGTTCTTGTAGACGATGCCTTGCCCGCGAGCGTCGGTGCCCAGCCAGAACAGCGCGTTGTCGAGCTTGGCAATTGAG